AACCTTACAGTTGAAACTAAAGCAGTTGCTCGCCTCATACCCCTGATTCAAACTTGCGTCACATCGCTGTGCCACAGCTTTCATCTTCTCGGGGAGCCTGCTGAACCCACTCGCCTCTTGCCGGTAATACTTTTTAGGGGCAAACAAACTCCACACATGCTCGCTATCCGTCGGAGCACACGACCCCTGCATGTTCCCCATGCTAGTGTCCGCAATGGCTTCGCCGTCTATAATCGGACACTTGCAGACAACCTCCGGGTACGTCTTGCCGTCATTCGTGGAAATCATCTTCCCCGTCGGCTGACAAGTCGAAGCCGCACAAAGGGCATACTTGCCTTGGCACATTGTTATGCCTGCCTGTGCGACTGAGCTAAAAGAAAAACACACAAAGATAATTGAGAAAAGACTAGCAATACCAGAATGGGTCTTGTGTTTAGCCATGAGTTTTCTGAACCTCAAAAGCTGCCTTCTTGCTCGCACCTTTGTGGGCTTTGTAACCTGTGGATGGATTCTTCATGAGCTTGTGGCCCTTGCCGGATTTCATCCAGTGATAGCCCTTGGGCGCTTCGACAGCTTTTTTCATCTTTAGATTACGCCTTTTTCCTTCAGCAGGAAGCCAAGAGCGCCGCCGACAATGCCGACAATAATAACAACGGGCTGTGAAATTAACACGCCAATACCGACAATAGCACCACCAGCGGCGGCGTAGCTTGACGGCTCTTTAAGTCTACTCGTGATCCATTTCATGTCATCTCTCCTTGTTAAAGTCATCACTTCTTCCCCTTATACCCAGAGGCATAGATGGCTTTGCCTTGGCGCTCGGCGGCGGCCTTGGTCTTGTAGACCTTGCCGGACTTGCCCCATTTGTAGCCACCTTTGACTTTGCGGGCGGGCACTAATAACGGTCCTTGATCTCCGGGGAGCCGTGGCCAAGGATCTCGTCCATGATTGAGCTCATGTCTCCGCCACCGTCTAGCTTGATGACCTTGACCTTCACGCCCTCTTCCTCTTCCTCTTCGCCAATGCCATATTCCATCTGGTGACAAAGCAAGAGGAAGTTCACGAGCTGGTCATCACTCAAATCAAGCCCGTCGCTATCACGCGCAAAGCCCATCTTCTCCATGAAGAGGTCAGCATTCTCTTCCATGTTCTCTACATTTACATCAGCCATTTTTCAATCCCTATCGCCGTTCACTTCCACGAGCACGAACATCTTCAACAAGTTTTTTAAGCAAAGCAGCTTCCTCCGCCGTTGGCGGCATTCCTGTAGTTCCGGCTGTGGCACCGGGGACACTCGAAGCGCCGCTATAATCAATTGGGCTGGTTGTGGCACCGCCTGTGCCCGCAACAACAGCCGTATCCACACCACGAAGTGCGCCAAAGTTCTGAGGTTCAACCCCGGGCGACATCATCGGCAAGGGATCTGACATCTCGCCTACCATGCCTCCAACTGCGCCTTGCCCCATCATCTGCATTTCGCGACCTGAAACTGCTCCGCCTGTGCCAAGAACAACGTCCACGATTTCAGGAGGAAGACCACCAAGGATGCTCTGGAAGGCAACGACATCACCGTCCATCGTATTAGATGGCTGTCCAGTTAAAGAGCCGGGGGGCAGCGTCCCTTCGTTGATCTGCCTTGCAATGTCCTGCAAGACTTGGATTTGCTCGGAGGAAGGGCGAGCAGACATCATTGCGCCCGGATCACCTGCCCCGGCCATTTCACCCGTTTGAGCCTCTTCAATCGCAAGCATCGTTTCCATTTCTTCCCTGCTCATAGCCATTAGATCTCTCCTTGTAGTTTGATGATGTTTTTCTCGCGTTCCATTTGCAGCTCTGCCTCGAGCTTTCTGACCTTGCCCTCAAGCTCGGCCTGAACCTTTAGCTGGGCAATCTCAATCGAGGACTGGGCCTTTACCTGATTGATTTTGTCGTCACTCTCGGCCTTGGCCTGATGGATCTGGATATCGGACTTGGCCTTGGCCTGAGTGGCGTCAATGTCTGCCTGTGTCCGCGCCTGCATCGACTCAACCTCGAGCTTGGCAAGCTGCTGGGCATACTCCAATGGATCTTGCTTTTGCCCTTCCGCCGCAGTAAGTGCCTTGATTTCTTCCATTCTGGGTGATGCCTGAACAACCTGAGCAGCACGCTGGCTAATGATCATGTCCATCTCAGGATCAATGTCATTGAACTTAAATTTAGGATCAAGCAGGTCTGGAAGGTCTGGCAACTCAACGCCGATACTTGCCTGCATACGCTGACGGTAAAGCAGCGCAACGTGCTCCGCAACGTGAGCAATGAGGACTGGCTGAAGGGTCTGTGCACCGGGATTGCCTGCAAGTGACGGGTCACTCATGAACTGGATATGAACTGCGATATGAGAGTCGTGGTCCTGCTCTGGGAAGGCCCGGATGGCCTTGCCGTAGAGGGCGCTGAGGTTTTCGTCAATCGGGTCAATCCTCGAAGCCTCCTCCGGCTTCTTGAGGATCTCGTCAATATTCGGGACGCGGATGGCTTCATACATCCGCTTGTAGGCTTCATAGAGATCATGCAGCTGAGGTGCTGCGTTGGCCATTTGCAGGATGGCCTGACCCTGAGCAATGCGCTGGGCCGTCGAAAATATATTTGGATCACTGACTGGAACGATATCAATGCGGTCATTAAAGTCAGCGGCATTGATTACCGAGCTCGCCCCGGCGACAGAGAACTCAAAAGACTCCGGCAGGTTTTCCGCGTTCAGCGCCGCAAGCAGCTTGAACTCTTGGCCTTGTGCGTAGTGGAGCCGCTTGTGGATTGCGGAGAATGATTTGCTCCCCTGCTCAATGAGAGCAACGGTTGAACCAACCGGGGCGTTGGGGTTGACATCGCCCACATTGAGGTCAGCGGTACTTGCAAATCTCTGGCCAATCTCGGCGATATAACCAAGCAGCTGGAAGAGCGTCGACGATGGCTCCTTGAACGGCAACGGCATGATTGCCTTGTTGACATCATCAACCGTCGCATCAAGGTCAACGAACTCGCCGGGGTTGATGTCAATCTCGCCACCACTGACACGACCTTTGAGTTTGAAGCCGCCCTGCATGTTCGCAAAGGCAGCAGAGTCAAGCAGTGCCCTCAGCGAACCTGTGGCTGCTTTGCCCAGACCGCCGATTATGTGGTAGAGGCCAAAGCCATAAAACCCCAAGCCGGGCAGGAACTTGTAGCTGACAAACCAGTCACGGCGTTTCTGCTTCTCGTCTTCTTCACGCCAGTTTCGACGAATGCTTACGATTTTCTCGCTGTCGTAATCAATCGTAATGACGTAAGGAAGGGCAACTAGGTTGTCCTCATCTTCGTCTTCAATACCATCAATGCCCTCGAAACTTTCGTAGACGTGCATCTCAAGGAGGTTCATAACGTCGTCTGGGTTATCGGACGTGTCTACGCCTTCAACATCTGAAGACACGTCGCCCGAAAGATCATACCCATCACCCTCATACTCGGTTGGCATATACCAGCCCGCTGCAACATACCGGTTGTAGTCGTTCTTCGGGATGCGGATGATCTGTGTGTAGCGCGGCGACGTGTAGAGGTCTTTGCTCTCAGGGGCGACGACAAAGTCTTCGGCCTTGATGAACTGGGAGCACTGCCGGTCAAGGTTTGCATCCCACCAGACTTTCTTGAACGTCTGGCCAATAAGCGGCAGGTGGAAAAGCATCTGGTCAAGATCAGGAAAATATTCCGGCATCTCCTGAGTAATCTGGTGGTTCATGAAGTCGCGAACCCGGCGTGCCTGATCCTCGGTCTCTTCGTCCGGCTCACCAACAATTGTGGTCTTGACCGGGCCACCAGCAGGATAAAGCTCGGCAATGGCGCGGGCATTGAATTGCGTGGCAGCTTCAGCGATCAGTGGGTGGATAACGACACTCAGCCCACGGGTTGCTCGTTCGTCTTCCCCCTCCGCCAGACCACCATCAGGGTCAAGCGTCTTGAGCCCGCTTTTGTAACGCTCCTCCCATTCAGATCTCGCAGACCGGTCTGAATTGTAATTTCCAATCAGCGAGGACGCCTTTGAGTCCAGCTCTTTCTGGTCGATCTCTTCGGCAAGATTAGAATCAAACTGGGTGTCGGCCTCGTCGGCCTCGTCCAGATCTGGAGACCCAATCAAGACTTCGTCATCGCCAAATTCCTCAACCTCAAGCGAGCCAAGAGGATCTGCAAATGGAATGTCGAGCATTGAGACGGGGGATCTAGCCATACAAACTTACCCTTTGTTTCGGCTCGTAGTCGTCATCCTCGTAGTCTTGAGAGTGAGTTACGAACCAGCCTTTTCTAAGCCTCAGCCAAGCCTGCGTACAAGTGTCAACTATATCGTCATTATCCCCTGCAGGGAAAGCTGCGCAAATATCAATTAAATTTTTAGCCCATTTTTTATTGGAAGGAAACCAAATTCGTCCATCCTCAAGCAGCGCAGAGCTTGCATGGGCGCGAGCTTCCTTGTCCCTGTCCGGGGAATACTCGAGCACAGGGATGCCCGCCATGCGCAGATCTTGAAGCAGGCTCTGGCCAGACGCCTTCTTTTCTATGAGTACGGCATCTGGCTCGTACTCATAATAAGAATCCTGTGCGATGCGGCGGAGCTCCGGGTAGGTCACGCGGTCGTACCACATATCCAGCACAATGGCATTGACCTGACCGGCTTTGCGGAAGACGCCCCATGTCGTTCTGGCACTGTAGCTGGACTTCTCTTTGGTGCTGAATGCGGTATCCCACGACTGGATTATATATTCAATATCCGGGAGGTCGTCGTTCTCCCACGGCACCCACCACTCGGCCCGGAGGATCCCTCCGCCCTTCGGCATTGGCCTTTGCTGCAGCTGACCGGCGGACGCATAAGTTCCCAGCGACCGCTCGAGCTTCACCAGCGTCCCCTCATCAAGCCTCTCTGGCCAGAGGAGCTCACCCTCTTTCGTCCGGGGGTCTGTGAAATACAGCCGGGACTTGGTTGGTGTCGGGTGGCCAATTTCGTATCGAGCTGGCAGGCACAGGTGGTCCCAGTCGTCGTGTTCATTCGCCAGTATGTGCCCAGTCAGGTCATTTTCATGCACTCGCTGCATTATGATGATGAATGCCCCGGTCTTGGGATCATTGAGGCGGGTCTGCATTGCCTGATCCCACCACTCGAGAACACCCTCTCGCACTGCGGAAGACTCTGCCTCTCGAACATTGTGCGGGTCATCAATCACAATTATGTCGCCACCCTCACCGGTCAACGCACCATCAACTGACGTTGCGATTCTCTGGCCAGTCTTGTCGTTCTCAAAACGCTGCTTCTGGTTTTGGTCCCCGGTTAGGCTGAAGCCGCTACCGAAATGGTTCTGGTACCAAGGGCTGGTGATCAGGCGGCGGCACTTCACCGAGTCTCTGACTGAGAGGGATGCTGCGTAAGATGCAAACAGGAATCTTTTTTCGGGCTGGATGGTCCAAGCCCAAGCGGGCAGAGCAACAGCAACTGAAATTGATTTCATGTGGCGTGGCGGGATGTTAATGATCAGGCGTTTGATGTCGCCTTCAACTACCGCTTGGAGGTGCTCTGAAATGGCATCGATATGCCAATTGTCGAAGAAGTCTCTGCCCGGCTCAATGGCTGGCCAGCAGCTCTTGGTAAACTCCTTCAACGACCTCCTCATCCTCTCCGCTCTCACTTGCGTCAATGACAGCGTGCTCAAGCACTCGTTCAATTGCTGCGAGATCATCATCATCCAATCGGCTTATATCCAATATTTTTCTCTCTTCAATCTGGGCTGTTATTTCCACAGCCTTCAGATCCGGGATGCACTTGCCCAGCAACGTCTTTGCTGCCATGACGCGCAATTCAGGGTCTGCTGATATTTTCCCAGCCTCTGTTGCAAGGCCCTCGCTGTCCTTGGTGTAAACCGGGAAGATCTCCTTGCCAGCCATGACAGCTGCGAGGAACCCAACGGGGTCTGCCTGCCCCATGATCCAATTGATGGTGGCTGGGTGGTTCCACTTATAATTTCTCTGGCGCGCCTTCTTCTGGTGCTTCAATGGTTCCACGGACTTAAAGCGACCCTCCCAGCCAGTCGGCTCCTCGCCGTTGTGAGAAGCCGCCCGAGGATTTAAAGGTGGCCCGTCGTTCGTCGGGCGCTTCACAACTACACCGTGGTCAATCTTCTCCGGGTGCTTCCTCGGCCTGCCTCTTTTCGGTGGCTGCTTCTCATCTTCCATAACTTTTTGACCGGGCCTCTATGGTGAACTAAAAATAACCGTCAATCATTATCGTTGATACCCGGGCAAAAAGAAAGCCCTCCGAAGAGGGCCAAGTTTAGGGAGGTTGTCACCACTTACCATAGCTCATGCGGCTAGGTAAGAAAAGGCATTCATTTCCCTTCCACGTCCTGTCCGGGGAGTAGGTCACCTCCCCACAACCGGCCATCATCTCAAAAAACAGGAGTGACAATAAAATGCCAGCAACGATGACTGAGATCACCTTGATCATCCGCTGCACTTCCTGCAATTGTCATCAGTCACCAGACCAATGAACAGGTCACCACACTTCTGGCAATTGTCAAAGCTCGGAACGATTGGGGCCTTCCATGCCCCGGTGTAAATAGCAGTGGGCCAGTCCGGTTTCACCTGTGGGGTCTTCATTTTTCATTTCCTTTCTAATTTTAATTTCCGCTCAGCCTCCCGCGTCACGGAGTGGGCAAGGCTGGTCTCCCAGAATTCCCGGCTGTGGCCAAATTCCCGGCTGTGGCCCGGAAAAGAAAAATTGTAAATACTTTCAATGTGCCGTCCACAGGCAGTGCGCCAAGAAAAAACTTCGTGTTGAGATACGCGGGTTTTGCCCCGGAGATGCCCATTGTGGCTGGTTATCTCAAGCGTGCAACTTCCCTCGTGGAGTGTGAGGCCGTGGGCAGCGGCCTTCTTGTTGAGGTCATCAATGTCGTAGGTCATGTCTGTTTTCCTTTCTGAGGTGCCGGAGCCCCGGCGTTGATTAGAGCGCGGGCATTCCGTCCAGCGTACCACCTCCAAATGTGGCGCTGATCATGCCGTGCGATTTTTCGAGACGGGCGACCATCTCATCTGTCCAGAGGTTCCCCGTCAGAGATGCAATCTCCTCACCATCAATCGTGGTGACATAAACACTGTCGGCGGTGTAGCCGGTGGCCTCGTCAATGTACTGGGTCGGGTTGGTCATTATCTCTGTTTTCCTTTCTAAATCTCAGCAACAAAGGGATTGTCCCTCTTTTCCCCTGAAAAGGCAAACACTTTTTTCGCAGCTATTTTCTCAATGGAAACAAGGATGTAACCAAACCCCGGGTTACACGCCCCGAACAAAAGAAAGAAGGGGATCGCCACCAAACCGTTATCCACCAACGATCTCCAGCCGAGCGTTACCGCGTTACCGCAAATATCGTCTTTTATTTTTTATTTTTTTTCTCTCAAATATTCCCTTATAGAGAGGGCCAAATTCCCCAGTACGGGTGCCAAAACAACTTCTCCAAAAACAGCGGTAACACCGGTAACGCGGTAACAACAGCGTTCTCTCGTATTTTTTTCTATCTCTGCGACATTTTTTCAGGCAGAATAACCGGCCATTGAG